ATGATTGACAGTTTCTTAATAAATGTTATATTAATTGCATAAAGAGATATGCAACTTACAAATTATTATTGGTATTTTCAATCAGCAGTCCCATCACGTATTTGTGACGACATTGTTAAGTATGGTAAATCTATACAAGATCAAATGGCAATTACAGGTGGATACGGTGATAAAAAATTAAATCAAAAAGAAATAAAAGATTTAAAACAAAAAAGAGATTCTAATATTGTTTGGATGAATGATAGATGGATATATAAAGAAATACAACCTTACATACATCAAGCCAATGCATCAGCAGGCTGGAATTTTCAATGGGATTTTTCTGAGTCTTGTCAATTTACAAAATATACTAAAGGTCAATTTTACGATTGGCATTGTGATGGGTGGGATAGACCTTATCAAAGACAAGAAGGAGATCCATCAAATGGTAAAATTAGAAAGCTATCTGTTACTGTTACTTTATCAGATCCAAAAGATTATAAAGGCGGTGAATTAGAATTTGATTTTAGAAATTTAGACCCAGATAAAAAACCTAATATTAGAAAATGTACAGAAATATTACCTAAAGGATCTTTAGTTGTATTTCCTGGTTTTGTTTGGCACAGAGTATGTCCAGTGAAAAAAGGAACAAGACATAGTTTAGTAATATGGAATTTAGGATGGCCCTACAGATGAAAAATAAAAAATTAAAACAAAAACAAAGAAAAATAAAAAAAGATCAAGCATCTTATCCGCAACAATTACAATTAGAAGAATATTTTAAATGTCCTATTTGGTTTGCTAATGCTCCTGAATTTGTTAAAAATTTAAATAAAGCATCGGATAAATACATAGAAGCGTCTAAAAAAAATTTAAAAGAAACAATAGATAAAAGAAATAAAGAGTTTGGTGATAAAGGAGACATGGGAAATGTTTTTCATTCTACAACATTAATAGGTGATCCTAATTTTTTACAATTACAAAATTACATAGGAGCAACATCACATAATTTATTAGGTGAAATGGGATTTGATTTAACTAATTTTGAAGTATTTACTACTGAACTATGGGTACAAGAGTTTGCTAAAAAAGGTGGTGGACATCATACATTACACACTCATTGGAACGGACATATATCAGGTTTTTATTTTTTAAAAGCTAGTGAAAAAACATCGATGCCAATGTTTGAAGATCCAAGACCTGGTAATATTATGAATCTGTTACCAGAAAAAGATAAATCAAAAATTACATATGCAAGTTCACAAATACATTATAAAGTTAAACCAGGCACAATGATATTTTTTCCATCGTATATGCCACATCAATATATTGTTGATATGGGATATGAACCATTTAGATTTATACATTGGAACTGCCAAGCCATACCAAAAGGAGTATTAAATGTCATTCAAAAAAAATAAATACAGTGTTTTAAAAGGAGCTATTAATAAAGAAATGGCTGATTTTTGTTACGCTTATTTTTTAAATAAAAGAAAAGTAGCTAGGTTTTTATTTGACCAAAAATATATATCACCTTTTACTGATTATTGGGGGGTATGGAATGATTCACAAGTTCCAAATACTTATTCTCATTATGGAGATTTAGTAATGGAAACTTTATTACAAAAAGTAAAACCCGTAATGGAAAAACACACCGGCATTAAATTAAGTCCTACATATTCCTATGCAAGAATTTACAAAAAAGGAGATGTTTTAGCTAGACATAAAGATAGATACTCATGTGAAATATCTACAACTTTAAACCTTGGAGGCGATCCATGGCCCATATATTTAGATCCTACAGGTAGAAAAGGACAGGCTGGAATTAAAATAACTTTAGATAAAGGAGACATGTTAATATATTCTGGTTGTGATTTAGAACATTGGCGAGAAGAATTTACTGGTAAAGATTGTGGACAAGTATTTTTACATTATAATAGAAAAGGCTCTAAGTTAGCTAAAGAAAACGAATTTGACAAACGTCTTTTTATAGGACTACCTGCTTGGTTTAAAGGCTTTACACTTCCTAAAAAATAGTCTATACATTAGGCTTGCAGGGGGATGATCCACCACAGATTCCCTCTGCTTTAAACCTATTGAAATCACTCACAATCTGATATAACACCTAATAAACAGGTTTTTTATATGCTACAAAAATTAGGGTTTTTACCAGGATTCAATAAACAAGTTACATCTACCGGAGCTGAGTCTCAATGGACAGGCGGTGAAAATGTACGTTTTAGATATGGTACACCAGAAAAAATAGGTGGTTGGAATCAATTGGGACAAGATAAATTAACAGGTGCAGCAAGAGGTTTGCATCATTTTGTTAATAAAAATTCTACAAAATTTGCAGCAATAGGGACTAATAGAATTTTATATGTTTATTCTGGAGGTGTGTTTTATGATATACATCCTTTAACTAATCCATCAGGCACAGCTATTACTAATGCGTTTAGTACAACTAATAATGATGCAACTGTAACTCTTACATTTAGCGGTTCACATAATTTTCAAGCAGGTGATATAATTTTATTTGGTGACACAACTACGTTTAGCGCTATTACAGGTTCTAATTTTGGTGCTGCAGATTTTTGTGACAAAAAATTTATGGTAACAAGTGTACCAACAACAGATACTATAACAATTACAATGCCTAGCGTTGAAACGGGAAGTGGTGCAACTACATCAGGTGGCATAACTTATTTTCAATATTATCACGTAGGGCCCGCTGAACAGGTAGGAGCTTTTGGTTGGGGTATATCACTATGGGGCGGTAATATATTAGGATCACTAACAACTACTTTAAATGGAGCATTATTAAACGATGCAAATGGTACCGGTGGATCAGGAACATCAATTACACTAGCTAGCACTACAGGTTTTCCATCTTCAGGAACTAATTATATTCAAGTAGGCACAGAAGAAATATCTTATACAGGTGTTTCTGGAAATGATTTAACAGGAATTACAAGAGCAGCGCGTGGTTCAACCAGAGCAGCGCATAGTAGTGGTGACACGGTTACCAATACATCTAGTTGGACTGGATGGGGATCAGCAGCAGCTAACACAGACCAAGTAACAGATCCTGGTCTATGGTCATTGGACAACTTAGGAAGCACATTAATAGCATTAATACATAATGGAGAATGTTTTGAATGGGATGGTGATTTAGCTAATGCTACATCTACAAGAGCCACTATTATAAGCGGTGCTCCAACAGCATCTAGAGATATGTTGGTATCAACACCCGATCGTCACTTAGTATTTTTTGGAACAGAAACAACTATTGGAACTAAATCTACACAAGATGATATGTTTATAAGATTCTCGTCTCAAGAAAATATTAACGACTACACACCTACGGCAACCAATACCGCTGGTACACAAAGACTGGCCGCCGGATCACGGATCATGGGTGGTAAACTTGGTAGAAATGCAATTTACATTTGGACCGATACGTCTTTATTTACTATGCGTTTTGTAGGTCAACCATTTACATTTGCTTTTGAACAAGTTGGTACTAACTGTGGATTGATTGGTATGAATGCAGCAGTTGAAGTAGATGGTGCTGCGTACTGGATGTCAGAAAATGGTTTCTTTAGATTTACTGGTAAACTAGAATCTATGGACTGTTTAGTTGAAGACTATGTTTATGATGATCTTAACACTACTTCTAATCAATTAATTTATTGCGGTATCAATAACTTGTTTGGTGAAATAACTTGGTTCTATCCAACTAATACATCTAACGTAGTTAATAGAGCCGTTACATATAGTTATTTAGATTCAACAGCAAAACGACCTATATGGTTTACAAATGCAAGTAGTTTATTTCCAAGAACAACTTGGGAGGATTCTTCTGTATTTGGTTTACCACACGGAACTCAATATGATGCAGGCACAGATACGTCTTTTGATGTAACTGGTAATACAGATGGAACAACAATTTATTTTGAACATGAACTAGGTGTTAATCAACAATTAGCAGCAACTCCAGCTACAGCTATACCAGCTAACATTACATCTGGAGATTATGACATTACACAAAAAGTTATTAGAGGAGCTGCAACTAACATGGCTGACCTTAGAGGTGATGGAGAAAATATTATGAGAGTTAGTAGAATTATACCTGACTTTATATCTCAACAAGGAAACGCAATAATACAATTAGATTTAAGAAATTACCCTAATAATACAGCAGCTAGTTCATCACTTGGTCCTTTTACAGTATCAACAACTACTACAAAAGTAGATACACGAGCAAGAGCAAGAGCAATAGCTTTAACTATATCCAACACTGCGGTAGATACTAGTTGGAAATTAGGGACTTTTAGGTTAGATATACAAGCTGGAGGAAGAAGGTAATGATTGATAAAAAAATAAAACCAGTTGTTCAAGGTGGAGTTGATAATTACTTAGGTAAACAACCACAAGTTCAAGCACCTAGAAAATGGCAGTCAGCTCCTGACAAACCAGCAACAGAATTAGCTTACATTACAGAAGCAGAAAAAGATTTAATATTAAAAGCAGATATACATGGTGGATTAGAACGTGGTCCTAACATGGGTCCATCAGGAATTATGTCATTAGATAGTTTTGGTGATATTGGTGGTGGCGGAGCCGGTGGGGCTGACACGGATGCAGGAGGCGGATATGATTCAGGTCCTGGAGGCGGAGGTTTTTCTGGTCAAGGACCCGGACAAAGTGATAGAGATTTTGATAAACAAAAAGCAAACCAAAGAGCTGCACTACAAATAGCAGAAAGAGCACAAGCTAACAAACTTGGTTATAATGAAAGAGAAAATATAGCAACTGCAACTTATGGTCCTTTACAAAAATATACAGGTAAAAGTAGTTTATTTGGTGGTGCAAATAAATATGGATATACAGACACATTACCCGATGGTTCACTTAAACCTGGTTATGGTGGAAGAATACTAGGGGGATTAATGAGTTTAGCAACAGGAATACCAATTATAGGTGGAGCAATTGGAACTGCGTATGATTATGGTAAAGGAATTTTTGGTAACAAACCAAGACCT